TGTTATTTTGTAATTGTTACTAAAAGAGATAAAGGTTGAATCAACACAGGGTTGACAGACTTTATAACGGGTAGTGTAATTGCGTTAACATCCTCGTTAGAAGCTAGATACGCTGTTGAAGTAACACGCTGCAGTTTAGTCTGTCCTACCGTTCCTGTTCCAAAGAAGTTTGTAGCTCCTTGTAAAAAGAACTCAAAGGTAATATTATCGGAGCTATCACGTGTAGCCCACCACAAACCTGATTCAACGGTAGTGTTCTGAACCTGAGGAACTACATTGTAGTCAAAACGAACAGAAACTAAATCACCAACAGACAAGCCGTCTAATGCGATAGTACCTGTATCAGTCCCTTGGTTTCCTTGCATCCCTGAATTGTTCCATCCTGCAAAATCGTAATTTATAAGGGTTGTAGTCTTACCTGCGGGTAAGTGGTCTCCTGCAAACATACCAAATCCTTGGAAGTTCATGTTAGGGGTAGGACTAGTCCAATAAGGAGTATCAACAGTCTCATGTACCGTTCTGTCTAAGCCAAACCTAAGAAAGTCTCCATCCGTAGCGTTTTGAGAAGTGTAAGAAACGCTGTTTGTTGAGTCCCAAACGTATCCTGTTAAGTCTGTTTTAGCTTGGAATCCTCCTGTGAACTCATAACCTGACGAGTTGACAACCATTTCCAAGTCTGCTTTCTTTGTAGTTCCTGAGTCTGCCTGTGTTGTGTCGCTTGTGTCAACGACAGGGACAAACATACCCGAACCGTCTACGTTACCAACATTTGATAACTGAGATATTTTTGTATTAGGCATAGTTTATTTATGAATCTTTATTAGTCATGTAGTTGTCTACAGCGGTAACGAATGCAGACCACTCAGAGGCAGTTAATTTAGAACCAACCCAACACAAACCAACATTACCGTTATAGGATGTACCATTGTAGTAAAGGTTTTTAACAGTATTAACAGATAGATTTGCATCAGCAAGTCCTGACTCTATAGTCGTTCTTGAACCGTCTGCCTGTAGTCCTCTAACTAACCCTGAGCCTGATTTCTGCATACCCATAAGACCTACAGTTGATGAAGGAGCTGCAACAAGAGCATCACTTGACAAGAACTTGTTACCGTTTTGACCTTCGTTTATATATCTGACCCGTTGGTTAGCACTATCTGATGAAATTGCGTATTGATTTGCTGTAGTGGTGTTGAATTCAGTGTTAGAGAACACACCCCAAGACGCGTCAACATTAGAGAACAGACCACCTGAACCTGCCACGTGGTTAGTTTCAATATATCCTGCACCTGTACCTGTAAATCCGTCCCCTGCGTGGGAAAGAGTGTTGACTACCTGCGCTTTTGTAGCTTCTTCGTCAATCCAATTGTACATTGCGAAGTCTGTAGAAGAGGCATCGTTAGAGTAAACCCATAACCCTTCTAACTTACTCCACACACCTGCGGTCTTTAACTCCTCTACAAGCGTATTCTGATGAACCCGTTGAGAAGAAGAAGGCAAATTGTAACCTGCTAAAGTTGCAGCATTTAATAAGTCTTGATAGTCTGCATCATTCGCAGCCTGTACTTGGCTTGTAACTGCGCTTGTTTCAGTATCAGTTCCTTCAGTGTTGGTTGCAGTTTGAACAACTCTCAAGTAATTACCCGCATCAGAGGACTGAATAATGTAAGCAGAAGATGCAGCGCCACTTATAGAAGCCCATCCTGTAGAGCCATCTGCGCTAGTCTCCCACTGCCAAGATATTGTCGGTGTAGGATTACCGATAATGGTAGCTGAAGTAGCCTGTAGAGTTTGACCCTCCGTAGGTACGCCTAGTATAACAGGGATGCCTTCAATGTCAGGTGCTGAAATTGCTCCACTAGCGTTTTCCATTACAATACAGCTTGAGCCGTCCTCTTGGAGAATAGCATCACCATTCTCGTCAAGAAGACAAGCCAAGTCAAACAGATTCCTGTAATTCTTGCTAGGAATCGTTTGTAGTAAGTTTCCTAGGTTTAACATATTACTTTATGTATGCTAATACTGTACCTGTACCTGTAGAAACTGCAGAGATATTTCCGTAGATTACCATACCTTGCTGCAAGTCTGTAGCAGGTAAATCATCACCTTTGGTGGTGGTAAGAGTAGTTCCTGTAGTGTTTGCTATACAGTAAACAGCCACATATTCCTCATCCACGATAGGCACAAAGGTATTATCTATGACTCTGAATCCATCCTGTGCGAATGACGTTCTTTGGTATTCGCTCTGATTAGTTAAGTTTGTTTTACGTCCCATTTTATATATTCATTAAATCATTTAAAAAATCATCTTCTTGCTCCTCTTCAGGAAGTTCACCTCTTTCGCCTTTGCGCTGAGAGATTAGTTTAGACTGTTGAGCTGCTTGTTTTTTAACCCTTTCGTCTTTGCGGTCTTCTTGCATAGATTGCAAGCCTTTTTTCATTTCCGTAGAAGCACTAGCCACATCACGAGCATTAGCTCCTTTTAGTTTCTCTAGTTCTAGCTTAAATTGGTACTCCATCTCCATTGTCTTGGCTTCAAGCTGTGCTTCCATCTGCTTCATTTGCATATCGATTTGGGCTTTCGCTTGGGCTACCTGCATGTCCGCTTGTGCTTTAGCTTGAGACGCTTGAGCAGCAGACTGAGATTGCATTTGAGCGTTTTGCTGTGCCGCCTCTTGCTGACGCTTAACTCGTTTTGCTCTACGAATAATTAACAGTCTTTCAGCTTGGTCTACGTCTTTTAGTCTGCGAATAGCTATAGCGTCTTCAATGTCTATTTCCTTTTGACCCAAAGCCATTTGAATGTTTTGCTCGAGATACATCTTATCTGCGTCATCCATTTCAGTGGTGACAACGATTCCGAAATTATACATAGGCAGTTTCTTAAACTCCTTTAAAGTAGTCATGGAATCTTTACCTATTGCTTTTTCGTAAGTCTTGTAAAGAACGGAATTCTTAGGAAGAATCTGTAGACATTTAATAACGTCTTCACATACTCGCTTGTATAATACAAGTGAAGCATGAGTGATATCATATAAAGCATTGTTTGCTGCTGCTGCTTGTTGTTCGCGAACACCTACTAAAGCGTCAGACTTGGCTGAAGAACCATCTACAGCTTCATTAACACCTGTAGCGTCACGAATCATTCGTAAGTAGTGATTGTACAATCCTATTAATTCGTTGATGTTACGAATTGAGTTGTTAATCTCTCTGATAGGAGGGTTTTGGAATCCGCCTTCAGGATTTTTACCTCTATAGTACATAACACCTGTTTGCTCGTAGATGTCCTGTAAGTCAAGAGGTGATAACTCTCCTCCTGCTCCTAGCTGAACATTGTCTAGACCTTCGATGTCAATCATGATACCGTCAGGTTTTGCTTTAGCTACAGCTTGCTGAATCTTCAAGTGAGTAAGCTGTAATTGGTCAGCAAATCCAATAATAGAAGACACCATAGACTTAGGCATCATTCTACGCAGATTAGTTGCAACAACAGAGTAAGACAATGTTGTGCGAGACAGGTCATGTATGTTACGTGGTTGATTCTTCTTCTTACCGTAGTTTAGAAGTGCACTAGAACCTATAACGTATAGACCACCGTATAAACACATGTTCTGCATATACACAGGATTACGGTCATATACAGAGTTAGTAGGCATCTTGTATTCTTCTCCTTTGAAGTAGAATCCCATGTTACCGTACTTAGACATTTTTTCTTCGTAAATCATTTCGTCTAACCCGATGAACTCGAAGTCTAGTACCTCTACAGTATAATCATCGTAACCGTATTCTACTCTACCTGTTCTTTGGTTAAATGAAGTGCCACCTATCTGTGATGAGTTGTTACCGTGCTTACCCTTAACAGTCTGAGCAATCTTTTGGAATTGGTCTTCTGTCATTGAGTTTCCTGCAATCCTCTTTAATTCAGCAATGTTCATTTTACGAATCTCACCTGCGTAAACCAAGTCCTTCATGAATGGGTCTTCAGTATAAGAGTGTATAAAGTGAGCAGGGTCTACGTAACGCTCAACGATACCGTGGTTAGGGTCGTTCTCACGCTTTACCGCAGCCATACCATTTACCACTAGGTCTTCTACAGCTCTGCGGAATGTAGAGTCATTGAAGTCGTTCCATTCTAGTGTAAGGTTAGCAGCAATCTGAGCAGCTATCTCTGCAGCTACTTTGATATTTACATCCATGAAGATTTCAGCTTCTTCAGGAGTATCAGGCAGGCTATCAACATCATCTTTCAATGAAGCGCCTAGCTCTTTCATTTCTTTCAGGAATGCCTTGTTCTCGATAGCCGCACGAGTACGAGCTTTCTTCATCTCCTTGTCTCCACGTGACACAGGGTCAATAGCTTCAACGTTAGGGTAAGGTTTTCTAGACAGAATCTTGTTAACTACGATTTTTACGAATTTGGGTACGATAGGTACAGGAGTCCAATCTAAGTTTAACAGAGTGCCTGAATTACCACCTGCGTCTAAGCTGTTAAGTAATTGCTTGTAAATCTCAGTTGATTGTGTTCCTTGAGCGTAATCTCTGTTTCTCTCGAAGTCTTTAAGTCTTTTCTGATATAAAGATTGAGAGCTTTCTGTTCCGCCCCATTGTCCTAGGATTGCCTTTGCGTAGGCTGCACCATATCCCCTTGAAACCTTCTCGCTAGACTTAGCGTTAGGGTCAGGGAAATTCCCGTAATTCTTATTCATTTCGCACAAGATTATATTGTGCAAATATACGAATTATATTCTAAGCGTTGTGTGAGTATCTCCTGAAAAATTTCTTGCCCGTAAAGTCTGTCTTCTTTACCTTTTTAGCTTTTACTTGAGCTGCCAACAAACAGAGTCCTGAACTGATGGATAAATCAAATTTAGTACGGTTGTCAATTTTAAACCCAACCCAATCTTCTAGAGTTCTTTCTAAATACATTTTACCCATGTTTCCTTCAGTGTTCTCTCCTACGTAGTTGTGTATATAGGACTCAATAGCCATGGCGTGAGCTTGTATAACCTCAGCAGAGTTAGACGGTATACCTTTGGTTTTAGATTTGCTAGAAGCTCCACCCAAGTGTTCGGGTCTGTCTAGTAGGTATTCCAAATATCCTCGCTCTTCAAAGTAACGGGCAATCCCGTATTTATTGTTTTCTATTAGTATAGGATACCCGAAGTAAACAGCAGCCATAAGAACATCTTCATAGAATATCTTAGCCATTGGCGGTCTAGAACAGTATTCAGCTACAAAGACATTACTAGCCTCATTCATGCTAAACTTGTTGTAGAAGTGACAAGCACCCTTAGAGCCTCTTCCGTCTACAGTAGCGTCAAGGTCATAGCTATCCACTCCTCCAACGCCTAGGTTAGGGTGAGGTGCAGCCCAATGCCCGTTACGATGTTTGGTCTTTATGTTTGTTTGGTCACTTGGCGGAGTCCATGATAAAACCCAACGACCTTCGGGATTTGGAACAAACTCTACTTTAGAATCCATCTCACCGCCTCTCCATTGGAAGTTACCTGTTACAGTAGGCTTAGGGTACATCATGTCGTTGTATTCTATTTGCTCGTATATCTTACCAAGGTTAAACAGACTGCTTTCTATAGAGTCTCTGAATGCTTCTTGAGGACTAAAAGGAAACTGTCTTACTACTTCGTTTAGTTCATTTGCGTCATCTTTTAACGCTTTTCTTTCGTTGTTGAGGTATGTTCGCGCACCTATACTTACGTATTCACCATCAATCGTTAGTACAGGTTCTTCGGGGTCTTCTATTATTGGATTACCGTAAATGTCAAAAAACCCCTCTAATGCCTCGTAAGCAGGTATAAACATCCTGTACAACATAGAGCGAGTTCTGCCGTTAGCATTTCGTTCTGACGGGTCTGAGTCTTCCCACAATCCTTTGAACTGCTGACCACCTTTGTCCATAGGGTTTACCGTAGAGCCAACCAATGCAGTCCCTACAATCTTGCGACCTACAATCAAACAAGTACGATTAATACGCCAAGCCTCACGGATATTCGCGGGTTTTTCCCACTTACCCGCTTCATCAAGAAACATATAGTAAAGACGCTCACCATCGTATGCGTTGTTCACGGTGTTACGCCAATTAATAATTGTGTTTAGTGCTTCACCCGTGTTAGCAGTTTTGTTGTTCTTTGTAATCTTCTTTGCAGGTTCACGGAAAGCCAACTCCTTACGTGGGTTTGTAGTACCGTCCTGTATTGGCTTAAAAAAGAACGGGAAGTGTCTATACATAGACACAACCTTCTTCATGAAGATATTGTCCTGAGCGTCATTACCTGTCTTGGACATGATGCCTAATAACTTGTCTTTTACCTGTGTCCCCTTGTTTAGTAGTTTGCCTACAGCTATATTGGTGTATCCCGAACGTCTACACTTTACGTAGTTCTGACCAACACACCTAGGGTCAACCTCACAGGCTTCCGCGTGTATTTGTAGCTTTCTTTGAAATGCTAGGTAGTATCCGTAGAATGAACCATCTATCTTAGTCCATTGCAACAGCATATAATGGTCTCCCGTTATGTAAGTGGCTTCACCGTCAATGTACATCCAAACCCCCTCACGCCTACGCTTAAACTCTCTTTCGATGTATGGACGATAGGTTTTTCTAAAGTTACTCGGCTGCTCCGCCCACTCATCCATAGAACGAATCCTTTCGAGTGCTTCAGGGATTTCTTGACGTTTCCAATACTGTTCAGACTGAGGTAAATCGGAAAACAAGATTTCTTTGTCATCGGGCTTTTGAGGAAGCTGTATATGCAGTCCTTCAAGCTCGATAACTTCACCCATTGTATCGTTAGGGCATATATTAATAACTTGCTCTTCAAATCCCTTAATTTCTTTTAATCCTGCCATAAGTGTAGGAATTACAAATGTACTATTTTTTACTAAACCTTTCAGCGAACCCACCACCAAAGTCTTGTTCTTCTTCGATGGTTCCTGTTTCTTTAGCGTTCTTAATCATTTGCTCGATGTCTTGTCGAACAACCAATAGCTCCTTTGCGTCCATAGCTGTTTGTTTTATGGATGCTAATTCAGCCTTACGAGCAGAACCTGTTATTTCGCTATCGACAGGCTTCTCGATTTCTATTATCATATTGTTTATCGCTGTTTCTGTCGCCCTTAAAAGGTTCTCTGCTGCTTTCAGCGTAAAGTTTTTATCAGGCATAGGCTGCGTAAATAAAGTCAGGCTTCATTCTAAATACCTGAGAACCATCGGGTAAGGTAATCCTATAGTCAGCGTTTTTGCTGTACATTACTAAGTCACCAACTTCTAATCCTAGTTCTTCAGTCCCTTCACTAGTATAAGCTACAACAGCTTCCTGCTTCGCTTCAACTTTTTGTGTACCTAGAAACAATCCACTATCTGAAGTAATCTCTTCCTCTGTGTCCTCCGTGGCTTCTAGGATTATCCAATCACCCAATACAGTTACGGACTCGTCCTCATGTATAACCATGTAGGCTTGTCCTTGTATGTTTGTTGGATGCCAAGCTACAAGATAGCAGTCTTTACCTACATCAAACTTATCAGGCTGTTGGTTTACATGATGGTGAAATACTAGCGTATCTCCCACTTTAACCTTACTTGGTATGTTAGCTTTCAATGGAATAGCCTTGATAGTGCCGTAAGATATGCGACCCTCAAAGTCATCCCAACGTGTGTCTTTAAATAGCTGTGTACCGTTTACTTCAACAGTGTCGTTGAATAGCTGAGGTACTTCTA